GGAATATTATGCTAAAGCTAATCCAAGAGAGCAATCCGACTTGATTCGGTTGATTTTATTGCATAGATATGGAGGAAGTTATGTGGACACGGATGACTTGTGTATAGCCCCAATGTCCGACAAACTTAATATAATATGTAGATCATACGATCCACATACGTGTAATTACAATAAACTTTCAGCCGAAGATTGTTTGGACGGAAAACTCAGAGAAATTCGTGGGTATGATCACATTCCTATATTTCCAAGAAATGATTGTTGGCAAAATTTTGAGCCAAATCATCCAATTATAAATGGAATGTTGACCGATGAAAAATTCATAAATGGAAGCCATCCGGTATATATTTGCGGAGATTATTCATTTCAATCGTTGACGTTAGAATATTGCAAAAAATTTCCAGATACATACACTCTTGGACTTACTCTGCTATATCTTTATGAAGATTTTGTATCAGTATCCTCTTGTTGGGACCGATGCTTGCACGGAGGAGAAATGTGCGATGTATATAAAAACTTGAAAAACATTAGTTCATATGAATGGGGAAAATATAAGTGCGACGAGAATACAGCAAAAGAATTTTTTGATAAAATTTTAAAAACTTACCCATACTTATCTCATATGTGGCTGCATTCCAAAGACATGAAAAAAGAATGGTTGAATGCAATAAACAAAAACGAAGAAAATGAACTGTCAACTTGGATATATAATTTTATTTTACAAAAACTATGAACAATGAATTCAACCCGTTTCTATCTGTATTAACCATAACGTATAAAAGAAAGAAGTTTTTGGAGGAAGCTATATTTTCATTTTTGAGTCAAGATTATAGCGGGCCTTCCGAGATGGTTATAATAAATGATTGCGCGGATATTAAATATGTTTATGAACACGAAAAAATAAAAATTATAAATTTGGATTATAGATTTGCTTCAATATCTGAAAAGCTAAAGTATGGATTCTCTCAGTGCGGAGCCAATAACATATACAGATTGGACGATGACGACTTGCTTTGTCCGTGGGCATTGAGATTCATAGGTCAGCAGACAAAAGAAAAACCCGGAATGGATGTATATAGATCCGAGCATCATTATTTTTTTACGAATAATATTTTTACGTGTAAAACTGGAAATACAAATAATGGAAACGTATACTCAAAAAAATATATAATGGAAACAGAATTTCCAAAGAAAAGTGGAAACGAAGATCTTGATTTTACTTTTAACTTCTCTAAAAAAGTAGACATAAAAACAGATCAGGCCACGATGATATATCGATGGGGAATGCAAACCTATCACATTTCCACTATGGGGTTTGAAAATGAATCTACATTAAAACAAACTGACAGCAGAGCAACTGATTCGGAGACCGGTATAGTTCAATTAAATCCTCAATTTTATAATGATTATTATTCACAGCTACCTCCGGAAGAATTGGAAAAATATTCATTCAATAATTCCAACTAAATATTGTTCTGGCTAGCCCCTTTAAATAAAATGTGGGGTTTTTGCCTCTAGATAAACACACAAGTAAGCACTTGAAGTGAATGTAACCATGTTGTATTCGGTCATTTAGACTAAATTTATTCACGGTCATTATAAATAGTAATTATTCTAGTATTTTGTTCTTGATATTTTATTCGAATAGTGTAAGGTATATGAACAATGAGCGATACACACGAAACACAGTATATTAAGCGCGGTCGCGGTCGTCCCAAGAAGGTGGCCGCTGACGAAACCAGCGGCGAGGCTGTTTCTCACAAGAAAGTGGGATTGCCTATGTTGCTTGAACCCAATGAACACGACATTCGTGATGAACTTGGTTTTCTTGACAGTTACAACTATTCTCGTTACAACGAATAATAAACAATATGAGTAATAATACGCTCGAAACCACTGAAACCGTAATGTACGCTGTTTTTCGGAACAACGTCCGCGTCAGCGACTCGGAGTATGACTCCAAGTTAGATGCACAGCGAGAGCATGACTACTGGGCTGGTATCCTTAAGCGATATCCGGATGGCAGCAAGCTCGAAATTCGCCCTCTCAACCAAAAGAGAGTCAAGAACTAATAAACTAAACATATGCAAGGTCTAAAGCAACGTATTTTGATTGCAACGTCTGAAGATGAAGTTCAGAAGTTGCTCAATGAAGGTAAGACGTATGAGTTTGCGAGTAAGAAGACTCGTAACTCTTGGGTTAGTGCAGCCCGTCGAAAGGCTGCGGGTGAAAAGTATGTGGCGACAAAGGCAGAAAAGCCCAAGTCTAAGAAGAAGGCTCGTCGCACACGTATCTAACAAAAAGGGAGGGAAACCTCCCTTTTTTATTTTATGAAAAAGATTTCCAAGAAAGAGTATAATACACTATTGATTGGAGTTAGCAGCGTAAACGAATTGTTTGCTGGTATGTGGTGTAGCTTTGAAAGAATGGTGTTTAATGAAGAAGTAGAAAGCGTTGAGTTGGAAATACACAACAGCAATTTTAGATTAGTTACCAACCCAGATGTTTGGAAAAGTTATAGCCAAGAAAAAAAATATTTTGTTATTTGCCACGAAATGTGCCATGTTATGTTTGGTCATTGGCTAATCAATCCAAATCAAGATAGAGAATGGGCAAATATTGCACAAGATATTGTAGTAAACGAATATCTATCTTCGTATTTTGATCTGTCGAAACTTGGTAGCGATTTTGCCACCAAAAAAAGTGTATTCAAACATAAATCAGATATTGTTGATGACAGAATGGATTATACTTATTATTATAATCTATTGATACAATGTCTAAAGAAACCATTATCAGCGAGCAAGACCTGAAGAAACTAAAAAATAATGGATCTGTATATATTTGCAGATCATGCAAAGATAACCTTAATAAACTCGTATTGTTAAGTTATAAAGCCGGTGGAACACATCAAGTGTTTACCGGCTTTTGTGCTTCTTGTACTACAGCAATGCAAGCTTGCAACACCTGTCAAAAATAAACTAACTGACGGCAACAGGCGTCCATTTGGGTGGATTGTGGGGACATACCGAACTTGGTATATACAACTTACCAACAGAGCATCCACACAATCCACACTTTCCTACTCCGCCGTATGCGTCTTGTACCCAATGTGGACAAGCTAGGCATATAGCTTTTCTTTGCTGGAATACTTCAGGCGAAACTTTGTTAAAATTGTCTTTGGTTGCCCAATCAACTACGGCATTTCCTAAACTTTTGGCTTTTTCTATAATATTTGGTTCTTTGTTTAAATCCATAATATTTATATGTAGTGTTTAATACTGAAAAAAAAGTAGAAATACCTAAAGAATTTGTCCTTTTCGGACATAAATATACCGTCAGCATCGTAGACGACTTATTTGAAAAAGAAGATTGTTATGGTACAGCGGACGAGGATATGAAACTTATACGACTACAGAATGTCGGAGTAGTATCAAAAATGTATGAAGAAGATGGTAAAATGGTTGAGTCAAAAATTGTGATCACACCAGAAACAATCGCAGAAACATTTTTTCATGAAGTATTGCATATTATACTTGATGCTACCGGAGAAGAAGATCTTTCACTAAATGAACGTTTTGTAAATATAACAGGAAAAGCCTTACTAGAGATATATTTATCTAGTGTATATGAAAAAGAATCCAAACAATAAAGGTTCTGGATCAAAGTCTAAATCAAAAAACAAATATGAAGTCATAGAACTTCCGGCGTCAAACGCCGAGATGGAAAAATATTTGGAAATCCACAGAAAAGAAATCAACCGTCGCGTGGTGGAGAATATTGATTATGGCATTAAGATGCGATTGAGCGCGGTGGAGATATTCAGTTTCAAAAATTCAAATTTCGTCGTATTGATGAATCGCAAAGATTTTAAAGAAAATCTGCAAAACATCATTGATTTTAGTTTAAAAAACCAAGACTTTGATGTTTGTAAAAAAGCGAAAATGGTCATGCAAAAGTTGGATAAAGTGTCCATCTTTTTTAACTACAAAAAAACAAAATAAATATGTCTAAAAAGAAACGCCTACTGAACAAGAAAAAGCACATAGAGACAAACGATCAACAAAATAACCAACCACCAACAAAACAAGATAAAAGTCCAGTAGTGCATCAAAGAGGAAAAATAGACCATTATTTAAAAATATTAGACAGAGAACTTACGGAGAAACAAAAAAAATTTATAGAACTTGCGACAGACAAAAAAGTGAAAATGTTATTGGTTTCTGGTCCAGCAGGTTCAACAAAAACATACTTGTCTGTTTTGGCGGCGTTACTATTGATAAACGAAAAGAAAGTAAGCGACCTACTTTATGTACGCAGCGTAGTTGAAAGTGCTGACGCTAAAATGGGTACACTGCCTGGCGAAGCAGACGACAAACTCTCGCCATACAAACGTCCGTTGATCGACAAACTTGATGAGTTGTTGCCCAAAGAAGATATTCAATTTCTAATAAAAGATAACAGAATAGAAGGTTTGCCTGTTGGATATCTACGTGGATTGAACTGGAATGCCAAGGCAGTAATTGGGGACGAAATGCAGAACTGCACGAAGAAAGAACTTATTACAATGATGACCAGAGCAGGCGAGTTTAGTAAAATATTCCTTTGTGGCGATCCCCAACAGTCTGACATTGGATCACGTTCTGGGTTCAGAGACATATTCAACTTATTCAACGACGATGATAGCAAAGAGCATGGTATATACACGTTTGAGTTTACAGAAGATGACATCTTGCGCAGTGCCCTTGTAAAGTTCATCGTGAAGAAGGTAAAAAACCTAAGTTAATATAATAAGTAAAAGATAAATTATAAAATCATATACATTTTTGCGTAAAGTTTGATATTTATAATCAAACGACTCGTCATTTATGAATCAGAAAATCACATCTTTAAGAAGACTTTTATCCAACGAAATAGCATCGGGAGATTTGCTTCCTATCGTTGACGTTAGCGATTTGACGGTCAGTCCCACTGGAGAAACTAAAGCAACAACCGCTCAAAATTTCGCGGGATGGATGGCATCTAGTGGATTGTTGAGTTTACAAACCCCATATCAATCGGGTCAAACATCCAATGGATTATATTTTAGTTCTGGCACAACCCCCGCCGGAAATCAAAATTTATATTGCTATACTCCATTCCAATCACTTGGTAGTAATTTTAGTTTATATGTAAGAGCATTTGTTCCGTCAAACAGACCTGTAGATCCTTCTTCTGTACATCGGGTGTTGTTTGGCGGAGGTGCGTCATATTCTTCGGTCGGAGAAACAGCTAACTCCGCATACATAGCAGTGGTAGACAACGATTTGGTTGGATATGTATTTGATGGCACTACGACAAGACAAGCGACGGTATCGAATTTTTTCCTGAATAACCCAGATCGAGTATTTGGAGCTTGCTTGACAAAAAATTCTTCGGGGGATCTAAAGTTAATCGTCAACGGAGAATATGTCGCCAGTGCAAGTGGTGGACCAGCAACAATTAATAGTTCATATTTGGTAATGGGAAATGGGCAGGCATCCGAAACAAATTTGGAATGCATTATTTACGAAGCTCAAGTATTTAACGCTGCATTAACTGCGACGGGATCCGCTCAGTTATTTTATGGTGGGTCAAACTATTCTCACACCAACTTAATAGCATCTTATACCCCAGAAAATTTATTTGCTGGTCCAACACAGTGGTTGGATTCCAAAGGCTCAAAACATATGCTGTTGCCGACAGCAGGTGCACATGCTACAAACCCGACCAAAAAATTCACACTAAATTTTTATACCACAAGTTCTGGCTATCTCGGTGACGGAACCAACCGAAATGTACTGCCAGAAAAATATTTTCTAACTTCATGCGTGGTAGAAAGTTCACTAAAGCCTCTAATTGCGGTCGGTTCATCTGCATCGATATCTCCGGTATCAGCAAGTGGAACCGGTTCTTGGTGGGATAACAGAGTACCATTCACTAGCGCATCTTACGGAGTAAACCCTCTAGGTCTACTTGCTCTAGGAGCCGCCCACGCGGACAGATCAATTTATGTGGCATATAGTGGAAGCTTGACAAATGCCCCATGTACATTTAGCTTTGATGGTTATATAAGAATATAAATAATAAATGTTATGTCAGTTGAATCAATACCAAATTATGGTAACCCAAATGGAAAACTGTTTGGCGTTATTGGAGAGACGAACGTAGACGATAGTGGAGAATTTTACATCAAGAGTGGATCGCAGTCCGACACGTTGAATGTTGGATGGGTGAATATTCCAGTTCCATCACAAACTCCAACTGTCACACTTACTCCATCAATAACTCCAACTAGAACTCCGATTGTTACCAGATTTATTTCTCCATCAGTTTCTCCTAGTAATACGCCTACGGCCACGCCTACTCCAACTCCAACGTTAACGCAGTATCCAGTTTATTCCAGAACTCCTACTCCAACACCATCGATAACTCCAAGTATAACACCATCGGTAACGAGTAGCCCGACACCGTCGATGTATATCACTCCGACCCCGACACCGTCGATGTATATCACTCCGACTCCTACTCCTACTCCGAGTATAACACCTACACAAACTTCACCATATTTTTCACTGACAACAAATTCTACAGGCAATGGAGAAATTTGGCCATACGGATCTGGTACAGTAAGCATACTTGCCGGAACTCAAGTTTATTTATACGCAGAACCAAATCTAAATAATAATTATTCGTCATTTTCGGTTACAGGAATTGCCGGTGCAATTTCCAGTAGTGTGATATTCACCACTGGAATATATGGAATATGTGATTTCACAATGCCCGCTAATGATTGTAGCGTGATTGCAAATTTCGCGTTACAACAAAGATCATTGGAAATGAGCGTTAACGGTTCTGGTACAGTTTCTCCGTCGTCTGGTCTATATAATTACGGTACAAACGTAACATTGACCGCGATAACGAGTTCCACAAACACTTTTAATAATTGGGTATTTGGTGGTACGTCAAATCCGTCGGATGGGCCAACTACGTCATCCAACAGTAATATTTACATGACGGCCAATAGAAGTGCGACCGCGTATTTCATAAATCGCCGCACGATTTACGCAACAGTTAGAGACGACGGTAGTTGGTCTGTAAATTATAAAAACTCATCTGGTAACATAGTAACATTGAGTGGAAATCTAGATCCATCGTTGCGAGGAGTAAATATAATAGTGGCGTGTGGAACAGAAGTTTACTCTGGCGGAGGATTATATCCATCTACTTGTAGCACTTAATTATTATAACTTGTATATATACAAGAATATGATAAATAAATGGTTATATGAGTTCCAATAATAAAATTTTCATTCAAATTGCGGCGTATCGGGATCCTCAACTTGTACCGACTGTTCGGGACTGTATAGCAAATGCAAAGTGGCCAGAAAATCTCATATTTTGTATTGCTTGGCAACACGGTCCGGATGAAAAAATAAACGAGATTAATAACTTACCTAATGTTAAAATTATAGACATTCCATACATGGAAAGTAAAGGAGCTTGTTGGGCCAGAAATAGAATACAGCAAGAATATAACGGCGAAGAATATACTCTCCAGTTAGATTCACATCATAGATTTATAAAAGACTGGGACGAAGTTGTTATTGGAATGTATAAACAACTTCAAAAAATGGGACACAAGAAGCCATTACTTACTGGTTATATCCCATCGTTTGATCCGGACAAAGATCCAGAAGCAAGAATCCAAACTCCGTGGAGAATGGATTTTGATAGATTTATTCCGGAAGGTGCTGTATTTTTCTTACCCGCATCAATAGATGATTGGAAAGAAAGAAATACTCCTGTATCTGCTCGTTTTTATTCTGCACATTTCTGTTTTACTTCGGGAGAGTTTTGTAAAGAGGTACCACACGACCCAGAATATTATTTTCATGGAGAAGAAATTAGTATAGCGGCGCGAGCATTCACTCATGGGTATGATTTATTTCATCCGCACCGGATTATTGCTTGGCATGAATATACTCGTAAAGGCAGAACCAAGCACTGGGACGACCACTCTGGATCAAACGCTAATAAAATTCCAGATAAAAAAGACTGGGGACAGCGTAATACTTTGTGCCATCGCAGAAATCGTGTGCTATTTTCCATGGACGGGGAAAATCACGGAACGATAGATTGGGGTCCATATGGATTTGGAAAAGTCAGAACCTTACGAGACTACGAAAAGTATGCTGGTCTACTTTTTGAAAAAAGGGGAGTTCAACAAGAAACACTCAACAAAGCATATCCTCCGAACAAGTATCACACATACAAAAGTGAGAAAGAATGGGAAGATTCTTTCTTACAAATATTTAAACATTGCATCGACCTTCCAATCGATAAATTTAATTTGGACGATTATACTTTTTGGTGCGTGGCATTTGAGAGACAAGACAACTCGACGATACAAAGACAAGATGCCGACAAATTAGAAATCCAACGACTGCTAAGAGACGCCAGAGATCCAAATGGCGATAGGTATATTAAATTATGGAGAAATTTTAATGCATCTGAGAAACCACACCATTGGGTCGTATGGCCCCACAGTGAAAGTAAGGGCTGGGGCGAAAGAATTACTGGGAACTTATGACCGATGTAATTGTTCAGTTAAATTTTAACACCGGTGCCGGTGATTTGTATTGCGCAATTACGCAGCTTATAAACTTTTCAAAAAAATGTTTTGAATCCGGATATAGCGTTGGATTTTATTATAATTTTCAAAATAACCAATACTTTTTTGATACAAATTACATAAACTTTGATAGTTTTTTTGAAATAGAAAAAAAATACTATAAATTTATAGAGAAGCGCGACGTGTTTGATAAGTTTGATGGATATTTTTATGCATATACTCCATATCTATACTCTCGTCAACAGGGAGGATTGCATTGGTGGGATGTTTTTATAAAAAACGAAAATATTAAAGTAAAAGATGCAATATTGAACAATGCAGTCACTTGCTGTATGCGGGAGTGGAGAACGGAAGAACATATATCGATATTCCCTAGATTTTCTAAATCTATATTAGACTTGACTTTAAAAAATACAAACAAAATGGTGGGACTGCATATAAGAAACATGGATCAATCGGAAACCATGAATTTAGTAAACGATAATATACAGAAAATTGAAAAATTGATAGATTCTAACACGGTTTACTTGTGTTCAAATAGTAGGGATATTAGAAAATTTTTTGAAACAAAAAATAAAATTGTTATGATGTTTCCTCGCAATGAGCAAGTAAGTTATCATTACGGGGCATTCAAAAATAATGCTAAAGAAAATAATAAAATATTAATAGAAAATTTTGAAGACACTTTAGCAGAAATGCATAATCTATCTTTATGCGATAAAATTTATACGTTGACTGAGTGGGGTAGACCTACCAATTTTTTATTTTACTCCAAAGCATTTAATAAAAATGTACAAATAGAATCATTATGATAACCGAACTTGAATATTTTACCGGAAAAGGTACGTTCGACGATACAACGAATTATTTATATTTTAAAAGAATTTGCGGAATATATTCAAATATTACCGTTTTGATGCATTTATTGTGTGACTTAAAGTTGCGAGGAATGCATCCTGAAAAAATTACTCTAATTTTGGAGGAGTATAACAATTACGATTTGTATGATGGGATATTGAGTATAAATACTAAAAATATAGAAAAATGGAAAACGTTTGATATAGATAGAGTACTCAGAATGCGACATAATATAGGAATAAATTTATATGGATTTGGAACATCCCAGTCGCAAATAGATTTGGAACTAACCACATTTTTATTAAACACTTATTTTGTTTTTTCGGGCGAAGTAAAAAACAGAGCGGAAGAAATAAAAAAAGAACATAATATTATTACAGAAGATAGCTCATTTATATGGTGGAGAAAAACCGACAAAATTCATGAAATAACTTGGTTTAAGCGTACAGCCAAATACCCAGAACTAAGTGATGCAATAAAACATTTAAAATCGCATAAAAATGTCTACGCACAAACAGACGACCCAAATATTTTTGATGAATTTTCAAAGTACGAGAATATAAACCGATTGGACATATTTAATAGAAAACAATATTTTACAAACAAAGATGCTTTTAAAGATGGGTTTCATATAGAAAATAAAAAATTGACTGATTCTGAATTCTTGGAGAAATATAAAATTAGCAGAAAAGATTATATTATTAACTTGATGGCACTGGTACAAATCGCATCGGAATGCTCGCAGTATATTGGTTATCCCGGCAACATATCGATGGTCGTATCACTGGTCAGAGGAAGTTTTAATAACGTCGTTTTCTTTAAAGACCACGAAGAGCTTTTTTAATATGAAGTATTTGGTTTCATTTGATGCATATCAATCAAATTGGTATGTTGGAGAATTATATAATAAATTTTATAAATTTTTTTCTTCACAATATAATTGTGAATATGTCCATATGACAGAATTTGCAAAAATTCACGGAGAGCCAACAAATTATAATCAAAATCTTCCTTCATTATTTAATATATACAATTTAATTGTACAAGATAAAGATACCAAAAAAACATTTGTGCATAGCTTACACGATTATGCGGTGGTTATGTTGGAACACAAATCGGCAATTGATAAATTAAACATAAAAGCGTTTTCTTGTAGTTCAAACCTTACCAGCGATGTTTTTAATAAATACGAAAAGTATATAAAAATAATTCCTTCGTTTTATATTTTAGAGAATTTATCAGATTATCTTGACATACAAGAAGCAAAAAAACTAAAACAAGAAAAAATAAAAAAAGCATATTTCAATGGACTGTGCTATGGGCACAGATCTCAGTATTATAATATTTTTAAAAATAATTTATTGATAGATTTCAAAAACAAAAACGATAGCAATGATTATAAAACAAAACAACAGTATTATTCTACGGTATCGTCTTACAAATACGGACTTAGCTTAAATGGTGCCGCAAAAATATGCTACAGAGATTTGGAATACTTTGCGCTGAGAACCCTTAATATAAGAGAACCTTTGAACATTATTACTTACGATCAACTGAAAGAAGATCAACACTATAAAGTAATAATTGATTCTGATATACAATCAAAAATATATGATGAATCTAAGTTTGATTATATTAATGAAAAAATAAATAATAAAATTAGCGAAATAGACCGTAGTGGGGAATTAGATTATATACTGAATAATTCAGAAAAATGGTTCGACGAGAACTGTCTTCCAGAAAAACAAACAAAACTGCTATGTAAATTTATAAACCAATCTGAAATATCATGAACACTACATTGGTAACAGGACTATTTGATTTGAAGCGTGGAGAAATGGATACTGGGTTCAAGCGTCCATTTAGCCAATACTTGGAACATTTTGATAAATTGCTGCGTGCGTGTAAAAATACGCCGATGTTAGTGTATGTAGATGAGTCGCACGTCAATTTTGTCTTAAAAGCGAGAGAAGGGTCCGTGGGTACAGACGTTCGTACCAAAAAGACAGAAGATTTTAGAACGTGGTTTAGCTTGTATGATAAAGTTAATAAAATACGTCAAGATCCTAATTGGTACAATCAAGTAGGATGGTTGGCAGAGTCAACGCAAGCAAAACTTGATTTGTATAATCCTCTTGTGATGAGCAAAATGTTTTTGTTGAATGACGCCGCATTATTCAACCCATTTGATTCTGAAAACTATTGCTGGATAGATGCGGGCCTTACTCAAACGGTACATACCGGCTATTTTAGCCACGACAACGTGATCCAAAAATTGGAGCCAATGTTGAAAAAGTTCTTGTTTATTTGCTATCCATACGAAACAAATTCCGAAATACACGGGTTCAAGATCGACGCGATGAAAAAATATGCTGGTTCTAATGTCAATCGCGTTGCTCGTGGTGGATTTTTTGGAGGAAACAAGAAAGTACTATCACAGATTAATGGAATATACTACAATTTGTTATATAATACATTGAATGATGGATATATGGGCACAGAAGAAAGTGTGTTTACACTTATAACATATTTACACCCAGAATTAACTAATATTGAAATGATTGAAGGTAATGGATTGATTTCTACGTTTTTTGAACGTGTAAAGCAAATGCCAATTCCAAAAAATGAAGTTAATATATCAAAATCAAATGTCCCAGAAGATGCTGAATATTTCCTGAGCGAAGAAGAAGTGCGTATGAACAAGTCTGGTAAAGGAACTAATTTGTATATTACTTGTTTCAATATTCCGAGTCAACTTCAACTGTTGATGGACAGCATAGAAAAATATAACCCAGAGTTATTTAGAAATACTAATAAATATCTTATAGATAATAGCATCGATGAAACTACTCAACCAGCTTTTGATAATATTGCTAAGAAATATGGGTTCGAAGTTGTGCGCAAAGGAAATATGGGTGTGTGCGGGGCAAGGCAATGGGCAGCACAGCACTTTCACGATAGCAATGCTAAATATATTGTATGGTTTGAAGATGACATGCTTATGCAGGACAAGAATATTTTATGTAAAAATGGGTTTAATATGCATATCGATGATTGGCTTAGTAAGTGCATAAAGATTGTTGAAGAAGAAAACTTGGATTTCATCAAGATTTCATTTAGCGAGTTTTTCGGAGATCATCATAAACAATGGGCATGGCATAACGTACCACAAAACGTTAAAAATAAATATTTTCCAGACGGAAAGCATCGTATGCGTTGGAAAGAATCTGGTTGTATTGACGGAGTGAGTTATTTAATTGGTGATGTATATTACAGCAACTGGCCCAGTGTTATGACTAAAGCAGGAAACTATAAATTATTTTTAGAAACCGTGTATGCAAGTCCTTTTGAACAGACCATAATGAGTCAAGCATTTCAGACTATGAAAAAGGGGAGACTTCGCAGCGCGGTGCTTATGGCATCACTAGTAAATCATAACCGAGTGCATCATTACGCAAAAGAAATAAGAAAAGAGTGTTGAGTTATTATGTGTTGACCGATTTATCATATTTGGTATATTGAAATATATCATTTATGAATAATACACTTCACTTAGGTTCAGATCTTAATGAAACGCAAATTCAAGAAAACTATGAGTATTTTCTTGAATTTTTGAAAGAAAAGTTCAGCGGCGATAGATTAGAAAAACTATTGGTTATGTATTCCGAGCAAAACCTTGGATTGCAGTTGGCTACCGCTCCCGCTTCTGGAAAGAAGCATTATCACAATGCTCATACTGGTGGCTATCTTCAGCACGTAATGGATGTTGAAAAAACTAGCAGAGGTGTACAGAAGTTGTATGAAACTATCGGCGGCGATATTGATTATACAGAAGAAGAGCGTATTATGGCCGCACTACATCACGATTTGGGTAAACTTGGTGATGAAACCGGTCCATATTATATTCCCAACACGGAAGAATGGTCTGTGCAGAAGCAGGGGCTGTTGTTCAAGAACAATACCAAGAACCAGTTCTGGAAAGTAACGGACCGTGCTTTGTATAATCTACAGCGTTTTGGTATCGTTCTATCTTGGAAAGAAACCCTTGCGATCAAACTGTCGGATGGAATGTATGATGAAGCCGCTGAGTTTTATCTCAAGACATATGACCACGAGAAGGGTCTAAAGAACAATCTACCTCGTCTTATTCACGTTGCGGACTATCTGGCCTGTAACGCTGAACATGATATGGCAAAGAGAGAAAGTTGAGACATACTTTCTCAGGGCGTGTGACAAAAAGGGGCAGGTAATACTGCCCTTTTTTGCTGCTTACGAGGGAAGATGTGTGACAAAATGGTTGGCACAAAAAATGATATATAGTGTGCGTCGGTGTCCATAATGGAGCCGATATAAACAAAGGATACAAACATATGAGTACACTAAGCAGATACACACGGGATGAGTTCCTCACCCCATTTGATCGTCTATTTGACGATGTTTTCAACAGTTTCGGCGTAACACCTTACGCTGGATCTTATACCAAGCACAGTTACCCAAAAGTAGATGTTGTTGAATATGATGACAAGTATGTTCTTGAAGCAGATGTTGCTGGATTAAGCAAGGAAGATGTTTCTGTAGATCTTGAGGGCGACACGCTTGTAATACGAGGAGGTAAAAAAACTAACAATGAAAACACAACTAAAGGAAAGTACCTATATAAAGAAATTAAGCGTTCTAGTTTCACACGCTCGTTCAGCGTGGGCGAAGGCATTGACAAAAATAAGATCAAAGCCGACTTCACAAACGGAACAATAAAAGTTGATCTTCCTAAACTGAAGATTGAGGAGCAAAGACCAAGGACACACAAACTGTTATAATGCCCTTGACAAATATACAACAGTATATAGTCTAATTAAAGTGGTTATGGTTGT